CGCCAGCACAATATTTTTGAGGTTGGGGATTTTGTTTTGCGAAACGATGGATTAGGAAATGTATTAAAAGTTACCAGCATTGAAGGCGAGTACGCAAATTTGGTCAGACGTGTGGATGGTGAGTCGATATGGTCGTGGTTCAAGCTAGTAGATATTCGCCACGCCACAGATGAAGAAATCAAAGCGGGTAAAAGGCTGGATGCGCTATGACTGAATACTGCTTCATGTGTAAGAGGTTCACGGTTCGCTGTGGTGTGTTTTGTAGTAAATGTGGGTTTAAGTGAGGTGACGAAATGAAAACATTTCAAATCACAATGGAGGCAGACAAGCCGCCACAGGTTTTGGTTGGTGAAAATGTCTTTGGTGGCATCGTCAAAGAAATGAAGTTGGTTGACACGGTGCTACTGAGTTCTGAGCAACTTGCAGCTAAATACAACATCAGCACACAGACTGTTAGACGTAAACTGGCAGGATACAATCAAGGATTTAGCACAAAATGCTTATACAATGCAGCGATTGCAGACGAAATCCTAAATCCTAAAGCTAAAAAATCCACTGGTGGAGCTAGGCGTAAAAATTAACGCCTAGCTATCTAGCATTTTCAATATATCCTTGACGTCGGGATTATAGTAAGTGTTCACCAAAACTTTAATTGTTTTATGGCCAGTAACTTTGGCTAAAACCTCAACTGGCAATTTCTGGTCATTCACAAAGCGAGTAATCGCTTCATGGCGTGTGTCGTGAAATCTGACTTCCTCAACACCTGCCCTTGCCTTTGCTCGCTCAAATTGCAATCTAAATGCATTCTCAGTAAGCGGAATTAAGCGGTCATCATTATGCTGAATCAGCGCCATTAACTCTCTAGCTTTCTTAGTAAGCGGCACATCCCTTTCTTCACCATTTTTCGTATCAGCCAAGTGAATATGGTCTTTAAATATATTTGCCCTGCGAATTGACAATATCTCGCCACGACGCATAGCTGTTTCAATTGCAAATAGAAATGCCCATGCAACGTATTGGCTACTGGTGCGCGGAACATTACCAACTTCATATTTTAATTCAGCAAGAATTTTATCTATTTCAGACTGCAAAATACGCCTGTTTCTAGGTTTTGGCTTACGTGGTTTTTTAAGACTGAAAAATGGATTACTGTCTAAAATAAACAATTCCTTTTGTGCAAAAGTAAACATGGAACTATAGAGAGATATTTCTTTTAATACTGTGCCGTCCGACACTTCGGATTGTCTTTTGTTACGCCAGTGCGTTAAGTCTTGCGGCGTGATCTGCGTAATGTCTTTGCGACCAAGTAAGCCAAACCGCTTCTCAAATGAATCTAGCTGCTCACGAATATATTTTTTAGATTTAGAGTCTTTGCCGTGTGCTTTGTAGTAAAGATTGAATAAGTCGTGAAACGTGGTCACAGTTTTACGCTGCGCTTCGACTTCTTCTTTTGGCGTGGAGTTGGCTTCAATCAATCTTGCCATTGCCCAATGCAAGCATTCCTGCTCGGTATCGCGTGTGCAATATTCACGCTTGCCATTCAGCATGATTGAGATTGACCAACTGCTGCCACGCTGTCTAGGTTTTGGTAATTTCATTGCTGCTCACCATTTATGTAAAGTTATGTAAGAAATGAGCGCCACGTTTTTTAAAACAAGGTTAGGCACGTTTCTTGACACAAATCCTGACACAATGATGACACAAATTGAGTTTTAGTTGTTGTCTATTTCGCAACAATGACAACAATTGCAACAAGCAAAAGGCAATAAAAAAGGCTTGCAAGTACATGAAATTCCTTGCAAACCCTTGTTTTATCTTGGTAGGCATATCCAGACTCGAACTGGAGACCTCTACGATGTCAAGGTGGATAACATTTTATAAATATCAATGAATTAAGTAACATTGACACAAAACCTGACACACTATGATTTTAGTCTATTTTTATCTAAACTCACCTGACACAATGATTATATCGGGTTTTAGCAGAATTTATAGTATCTTAAAACAGCAAAGCCCTCACTTGAGTCTTATTATTGCGGCCATGCTTCACTCAATCGCTCGACATCAATTGCGTGGCCATCAGCTTTTTCTGCCAAGCTTCGATATTCTGCTGTGCAGCTTTCGAGTAGTTCTGAGTTGGCAATGGTGTAGTTAATGATGGTTTGCTTGGGAGCACTGGACAAACGTTTGTTGGCTTCACTGAGTTGCTTTGACATGCTATTAGCTGAAAACTGAGCATTACGAGCATCAATATTTGCGGCTTGAATTTGTTTAATTGCATTTTGTTCTACCTCTATAATTTTAGCTGACCATGTTTGCATAATGGTGGCTTTTTCCTCTTGAGCCTGATCAATTGCATCTTGATAAGGCTTAATAGCATCAGCTACTGCTTTAGTTTTAACTTTTTCAGCATTTGCCAACTTTCCAGCAAGAGAATTGGCATAAAAAACATATCCAAAGATAAATATCATCAAGCCTAAAATAATGTATTTGTAAAATTTACCTAACACAGCATCAATCATTTAAGCCACCTTTAGGAATAATGATTTTTCTTTTGCTCGACGATTGACTAAGCCTTGAATACGCTTTCCTTTATCAAACACCCAACGATCAAATTGACTTGCAGCCGAGGTCAAACTGTTTTGATTAATAAGAGTAAGCATTGTGCTTTTTACAAATGCGGTTTCGCCTATGTTGTAGACAAAAGAAGCCAATGCATCAAATTGGTTTTGATTAAGATTGACTTTGACATTTTTATCAAGACAAGCATCAACCCATACACAATCGTTTTTAAGCCATTGTTCAGCTTCATTTCTCGTGCAAGTATCGCCTTTTTTAACTGATGTGCCATTTGGGTATTTAATGGTACCAAAGCCAATAGTCCAAACACCTCCTGTATCTAAATAAGCTGTTGAATGAAACCCCTCAGCATCTCTAATAATTGCATAACCATTCTCAGAAATATCTCGCTGTCCATTTACTAAAGGTGTAGGTATTTCAAAGCCAATAAGTTTTGCAAAAACATTTAAGCCATTTTTCTCAATAATCTGATCACCAGCTACAACCTGAGATTGACTTAATTTGCCACCAGACATAGCACGAAGCCATGAATATGCCTGAGCAACTTGTTGTGATTGATCTGCGCTCATTGAGTTTTACCCCCTGATATTATGGATTTCCAAATCAGCTCAAAAGTATCAATAGCTTTGCCGCCAAGATGCCCTGAAATACCAGCCAACACACCAATCAAGACAATTGGAAAATCCCAATAAAGACAAATCAAGACAGTTATAATCCCTGCAAAGGCTGAAATAACCATCTCACCTGCGAATCTTAGAAAAATATATTGGAGGGGTTTAGGTTCTTTAGACTCATTTAACTTACGAATAAATTTGACTAGCCCACCAAGCATTGCAATAGCAACAATCCATCCATAAGTAATAATTGCACTTATGGCTTCAGCAAAAGTGTTATCTCTATCCATTTCTTACCCATTAAAAAACCCCGCGTCTTAACGCAGAGTTTTATTGAATGGTGAGTATTTAGCGAACCTTACAGGGGGTTACTCACCAAAAGCAAAGTAACCAGCTTCACGTGCATCTTGACGATTCCGTGACAAATATATGCCATCTTCCGCACGATCTATACGACGTTGTCGATTACGATAACTTTGATTAAGGTTCATTCTAGTTATACGACGTGATGGATTTTTGTCATTGAAACCTTGAATTTCTTCCCAAATTTCATCCATCTCTTGTTGGTCATCCATCATTTTCGCTCGTGACCATAATGTCATCAGACGACTACGACGCTCATTGAGCTTTCGATCATATTGATAAATTGCCGATTTACCCTCATTCGCTGTACGCACATCTGCTGGAGAGAAACCCATACCCTGAATAAGTAAATCCATTGAATCGACTTCATCCATGATAGATACACCAGTTTTGTCTTGTACACCTTCATCAGCATAACGATAGGTTTTGGCAAAGTTTTTAAGAAACACTGGCAGCATACTCTCCACTCCACGTAGATTATGCCCTTCTGAAATTTCCTGTGCACCTTTTGCTATATTTGACCCAATCCCGCCAATAGGACCTAATACTGCTGCTGATGCTGAATCCCACCACTTTTTCCCTTCTAACCCTTCTTGTACATCTGGTAACAATAAATTATTAATACCAACGCGACCAGAAATATCCACACCAATACCACGTGGCGCACCTTTCATTAGCATATTTGAAATCGTTGGTCCAAATGCTTCAGCAAGATAGTTCCGTAATGCAACTTCAGCATCCCAAGGGTCATCGTCATCCCCACCCATCCATGATGCAACTGACAACAACATTCCAACCATAGGCAACCCAAGCGCACCAGCAAAAGTTGCGTGCATTGCTAAAATTGCGCTAATAGCCCTTCGTGCTTCTCTACGTTCCTCTTTGGTTTCACCTTTAATGGACTGATAGGTCTGACGAGCCAATGTGTAAACCATGTTCTGACCAAACTGCTTAATCAGTAAAAGAACTTTAGCAACATTACCCTGCATAATACGTGGGCGATTACCAGATCCATAATCATAATGTGAGTCATATGTCATCTTGTCTGCTTGCTTATAGGCATCATCATGATTCGCCCCTGCTTGACGAGCTAGGCGATAAGAGGCGATAAAAGTGACTTCACGGTTAAATCGTTCAGCACTATGGAACATGACACTCGCTGCACGCATAATCGGACGTGTTTTCCACATCACACCACTATCTTCTCCTTGGGCAATTCCTGCTAAATCATGTGCTTGAGTAACATCAATCACTCCTGAATCTACTGCTTTTTGATATGCTGCTTGCTCATCCTTATTTAAAAATTTGGAAATATCAGAACTAACCGCCTTATAAAGGTCGGTTTTTGTGCCTTGCCATTTCACTTTATGAAACTCTACACCCTTCCTAAAATCATTGGATGCTTTCAACAATTCTTTACCTGCTTTGTCGAAATCCCATTTGGCACCCATCAATGGATAAGCCACTAATGCTGTCTGCGATAAGTTGACCATAGCCGCTGCTGGTGATAGCCCCAGGTAATAAATAAAGCCCAAACTGGTTAATGCACTTGATAAAGGATGCCCTTTAGGGTTCATTAAGTTGTCATGACGTTTATTCATTTCAGTGATGACACTTTGAGCAGATCGCTGATCGTAATCCTCATCCACTTCAAACTGTTCATCAGCATACTTTTGCATCTCATCAAGCTGCTGTGCTAACTGATCACCATAGCGTAACTTAGCAAGATAATTAGCACCGCTAAGCATATTCTGTGCAAATGCCCGACGTGCATCTTGGCTAAACCCTGCTGTACCCTTACGGTGAATCCCATGTTTTGCCCAACTCAAATCAGGCATAGAAGATAAATAAAGCTGACTTAGAGTATCTTCAAATTCAGTTCGTTCCGCAGTCGATAGGCCTAAATTATCTACCTCTGCAAATAGACTGGTCATAAACCCACGACCAACAGCATCTCTGGATTTGTTGTATTCCTTATCTAATTTCACTTTATTAACTTTATAGTGTGGAAATTTCTGTATAAGTTCAGAACGTAATGCCTGTGCTTCTCCCATGGTTTCGGCACGGCTAACGCTTTCAACTTCACCATTTTGGTTACGCATCACCACTACATATTTACCAAAACGCGCCAATGGGAAATAGACACCTTTGGTATAACCAAAAAACTGGTTATCCATCTGTTTCAACAAATCAGCTTTTTTCTGATTGGATAATTCAGAACGTAAGATGCGCTCCTTAATTGCTTGATGTACTTCTGCATAGTGCTGTTTATAAGCATCACGCGCTTTTACATACATTGCCTGAGCTTCTGGTGATAGTGAATTATAAGCATCACGCAATTGCCTATATTTTGAAATGCTATCTCCACTAACATAAGGCTTTGTAGGGTCAATTTTTGCTAAAGTCGAATCATGCATTACATTTGCTAAAGCTTCTTCATCGTTTAAATTTGACCACTCACGCACGATACTATCGGCTTTAGCACCAGCATCGTTCTTATCAGCATCCATTTGAGCCGCCAACTCATTGTACTTACTCAGTTGTGGCAATAACTTTGCATAGATTTCAGTAAGCTGACGACGACCTAAAGCAGACAATCCAATACCTAACCAATCAATCTTTTTGTCACCTGACTTATCCTTGATGGATTTAATGGTCAACGATTTAAGGTTCTGACTAAGTTTATCAATCGTATCCTGCATAGACTGGCGGCTATACAGAGGTGAAGTAGCATTTTCAGCATTATATGAGGATTTCTCAATCATACGCTCAGCCAGTGCCACCATATCATCTTGATTCAAGTTGATATTCATACCAAGACGATCAAAGAGCCAAGCTTTTACATTTGAGATTAAATTGCTGATAAATGATTTCAATGCACCTTTCTGAATCGCATTTCTAATTTGCATGTGACTAGCAAGCGATAGCAGGTAAGGTAGATATTCAAGCTTTTGTGTTGCTGGATCTGACTCACGCTCAGCCAATCGCTTAGCCTCGGTAAAAACAGGATGGCCACGGCGAACCATCTCATCAAACTGCTTCATCAGGTTTGAATATTGTTCCTGGTTCATCATGTTCTGAAAACCACGATGACCACCCAACTCATGCAAGAATGTCGGAATGATGCTGTCATCGGTCAAAGCATCTGCGATTAAAGTGACCTTACCATTCTGATAAAAACCTTCAATTCCCTGCTGATCATAGGTTTCAAGAATTTCCAGCTTTCCTTGATGCTCAAGATTCGAGATTATTTTTTCACCATATTTTTCAACAAGCTTAGCACGTACCTGTTCTTTGGTTGTCTGTGTGCGTTGGTTATTCGTAGCACGACTATAAACTTTTTCCTCATTTCCGCTACTTTCTTCAGTTGCTTTTTTCTCAACATTTGGTGGCACGAACTCATGTTCTTCATAGACAGGCATACCGTTATTATCGGTTGCCTCCATATATGGAATATCAAGACTGCCTTTTGCATCTTCTGCCGATACAAACCAACCGTCATTGGTATAACGGTGCCCAGACACGATAAACAGTTTGCCTTTGTAATACACTTCTGAATCAATTGGTGTACCACGGCGTAACCAGATCGGCGGTGCTACAGGGTTAACTTCCAAGTCTTGCTCAATATTTTCGAGCTGTTTTTGAGTGCGTGCCAATTGATCCGCCTGACCAAACGGCTGCTCGGCTGCTTTAGACAGATTTTTAATCGTATCTTGTGCGCTGACTTTTGCATCTTCCAATGCTTTAACGTCCTGTGCTGCTCCACGCAACTTACCCTCGATGCCACGTAAGGTATTGCCTTTAAATTCAATCGGGCCAATCTTCATAGACAGAGTAGCTTGTGCTTGCAGGCTATCCCATTCAACCGACATAGTGACATTGCCGTACTTGCCCAATGTGATTCGTGATGAGCCAGTACGCACATGATCAATAATAAATTGCTGAATCGCGTCCGATGCCTCCTTGTGCTTGTCGTATTTCTTGCCGTCCACTTCTACAGAGAAATTTTCAGACTGTGACTGCATTAGTTTTTGAATACGATCCAAGACAGCATTGTTTTCATACTCGGCAATCTGCTCATCAAAACGAGCAATACGACGTTGTGTGCTGCTAATGGTACGCTTCATATCCACAATACCCTGCGTATGCAAACGCTCTTTTCGTTGCAACTTCTCAAGTTTTTCTTTCATCTTGACCCGTTGCAATACACGTGGGTCGCCCGAAGCTTCTGAGAATGAGGACATAATATCCCCTGCATTATCCTCGCCATTATCCGCAGCAGCATCACCCTCAATCGTGCGAACATTACCATCGGCTTTCATAAAGGCATTGATAAAACGGTCTTTAATGGCTAAGACTTGCCATGATTTACCATCTAACTTA